AGAAATGGCACGACGAACATCTGGTGATCACCGGAGGTGAACCATTGCTGGGCTGGCAGAAACAATATCCAGACTTGTTGGACCATCCCAAGATGGCAGGATTGAAAGAGATCACCTTTGAAACCAATGGCACTCAGAAACTAACAGCCGAGTTTAAAGAATATCTACAGGGCTGGTACTATACCGATCCGCTGGCGAGAGAAATCACATTCAGTGTGAGTGCCAAATTGCCATGCTCGGGTGAGTCATGGTCAGATGCTATCTGTCCAGAAGTTGTCGCTGAATATGTAGATTATGGTTGGACATATTTGAAGTTTGTGATTGCCACAGAAGAGGATTTAAAAGATGCTGAAAGAGCCGTGGAAGAGTTTCGTGCTAGGGGCTTTACGGGGCCTGTGTATATTATGCCTGTTGGTGGTGTTGAACGGGTGTACAGTCTTAATAATAGGGCAGTGGCAGAAATGGCAATGCGAAAAGGATGGCGGTACAGTGATCGACTACAGGTGCCACTATTCAAGAACGAATGGGGCACATGATGGGCATTATGGATCCAATGCGGATGCCCATGGATAGTGTAACTCGTGAGGATTGGGGATTGACTCGCGCCATTAGTTGGCATCTACATTTCTGCTTGTGGCCGAGAAAGTGCTTCTTGACTGAAAAGACTCTTTGGCTAGAACGGTGTTATAAGGGCAGTAGAATGATCACTGGACCAGGAGAGCCTATTTTTATAGACTACTATATAGACAAGTTTGAATTTTTAATCTGGCAACTGAAAAGAAACACATGACCAAGAATTCAGCAAATGGTGTCAATAGTTACGACAGCGATTCAACTGGATCGTTAGTGCATTTCTTCAATAGGAATGTGACACCTTATGCTACATCCACCCTGGGTCCAAAATTTGACCTGGTGCCTGTTGAAAAGCAAAAAGACATCATGATCAATGTTGCCCGGATGCATGCCCAGCAAGAATATGATCGTATAATAGCATTGGTACAGGTACTGGAGTCGCAAGCACATGAGATCAAACGCAGATTAGAAATAACAGATGCAGTACATGCTGCTGAGTATCAATTCCAACCCAGCCATGGACAATGTTATTGGCTGGTTTTTGATACCGACAAGAAGAAAACTATTTTAGCCAAACATGGCCCCGATGGGTGGAGCAGCAGTGCTCCGGACCATTATGAATATATTGCACAGGTCAAGTGGCTAGGCGATTACACATGGATAGAAGTAAAAGAGGAATAACATGACTGACCTAGAAACAGCATTGCACAATCAAGATTGGAGTCTTGCTGGATGGAAAACTCGTCCTGAGCTGGATCGGTTGATGAAACAAGATACAGAACATGCAACAAAACTATGGGAAAAGTATTGCCCGTGGTCTGATACCAATGGTGGCTACGTTGCATGGGCTAACAAAGGAAAGAAATAATATGGGACTATTTGATAAACTATTTGGCGCAAAAGAAAAAGCACTGGAGGCGTTGGCTGCTCCGCCGACACCAAAATTTCCTCCTCCACCCACTCGAGAAAAGAAAATCAAGGAAGAACCCAAGACTGCAAAGCAACTGGCCACCGAAGCCAACGAACCATATGTGGCAGTGTTGCGTATGGATGTGGATCCCGAAAATCTACACCAAGGTGCATTTGAATTAGATTGGAATGAGATCTTTGTGGCTCGACTGGTCAAGGCCGGCTACATGATGAAGAAGGATGATGCTGATTCTGACCTTGTGGACCGTTGGTTCCAAAACGTATGCCGACATGTGGTCATGGAGACCTGGGAACAAGAACAAGCTATCAAGAATTCTGGCGTTTATGTACAAACCCGCAACATAGGTGATGGGCGCAGCGAAGTATCATGATCTTGTCTGCTGATTCCATGATATTTTTGGGGTGCAGTTACACCAGAGGACATGGTCTAAGATATAACAATGAATGCTATACTAGCATACTGTCGGCTGATTTAAATAAAAAAGAAATTAATTGTAGCAAGGGTGGATCGAGTAATTATAATAGTTTTGATACTTTTAGCAAGATAGAATTTGCGCAACCTCATATTCCAATGGTGTTACAGATAACTGAATTAAGCAGGATAAAATATTATGATGCACAAAAAAATCTAATAAGAGATAGAATTTTGAGTAATGAACCAAGCCGTACATTATTTGAAATATATACCGATAAGTTTCTAGTTTATGAATTAGACCGTCATCTTAATCTCTCAATTAAATATGCCCGATCAATGAAGGTAAATTTAATTATTTGGTCTATTGCCCGTGCATTTGATTCTGAAACAAATCAGTTAATAGAGGATTGCTTAACTCAATTTAAAGAATATGTTTATTTAAGTAATGCTCTAGATTCAGCCGACAGCTATCGCGTTGATAACGGCACCGATGGTACTTTGCAATTGGGTACAGGACATCCAGGCCCCGAATCACATAAATTAATCGCTGAGAAATTGCTTGTCCATTATAAAAAATTATATCAATGATCTTCAATCACATCAAACTGCTCAAGGCCGAGGGCAAACGCATCGGCATCACCTTCAGCACATTCGACATGCTGCATGCCGGTCACATCGCCATGCTGAGTGAAGCCAAGAATCACTGCGACTACTTGATTGCAGGCTTGCAGACTGATCCCACAATAGATCGTCCTACAGAAAAGAATCCACCTGTGCAGAGCATAGTGGAACGCCAGATACAACTGAGTGCTTGCCGCTATGTGGATGAAGTAGTAGTATATCAAACTGAAGAGGACCTTGTGGATCTGCTGTTGATCCTGCCTGTGGATGTGCGTATCCTGGGTGTGGAATATCAAGACCTATATTTCACCGGACGGAATGAATGCACGAGTCGAGGCATCGAGCTAGTGTTCAATGGTCGTGATCATTCTTTCTCCAGTTCAAGCCTGCGTCGCCGTGTGGCAGCAGCCGAGAGTCATAAGGTGTTGTCACAGAAATGATATTGTACATCAATGGCGATAGTCACGCAGCCGGAACCGAGGCCGGATCACCATACGGTTGGGCCGAAGACGATGGAAAATTCTGGGGAAAAGGAAGGCACCCACATCCTGACAACGAAAAAGTAAGTTTTGGTGCTGTGCTAGCAGACTTAATAGGTTGCAAGAGAATTAATCAAAGTCAAGCCGGCGGTAGCAATCCTCGGATCATCCGCACAACTACACAATGGATAGAAGCTAATCCTGATCTGTTGGCTGACACCTTCATGCTGATTCAGTGGAGTACATGGGAAAGAGAAGAATGGTTCCATGATGGCGTATGGCATCAGGTCAATGCATCCGGGGTGGATCATGTGCCGCCAGAACTGGAGCAACGCTATCGCCAATACATCATTGATATAGACCATCATGCTTGCACTAGAGAGAGCCACAACAATATCTGGCAATTCCATCAGTATCTCAATAGCAAGGGAATAAGACACTTGTTCTTCAACGGCAACAGCACATTCAGTGATCTGGCTGTGCAGATGGTGCCCAATTGCAGAGATTGGAACAACTGCTATATAGGCCCATACACAAGAGAATCGAGTTACAATTCGGTGCTTTTGGCAAATGGATTCCCACATGTAACCAGTAAAAACGGGCATTTTGGTAAAGCAGCCCATTGCTTTTGGGGCAAATATCTGTTACAATACATCAAACAACACCAACTTTTGGAACTTGATGAAATACCTACTGATTGATACTGCCAACATGTTTTTCCGTGCTCGGCATAGTGCGCATCGAGCATCTGACTCATGGACCAAAGTGGGATTCGCATTGCAGATCACGCTGATGGCAGCCAACAAAGTGGCACGAAAATTTGACGCCGACCATGTGGTATTCGCACTAGAAGGTCGCAGCTGGCGCAAAGATCACTACAAGCCATACAAGGCCAACCGTGCTGTGGCACGTGGTAAAATGACCGAACAAGAAGCCGAGGAAGACAAATTATTCTGGGAAACATATGACGAGCTGACCCAGTATCTCAGCCAACGTACCAATTGCAGTGTGTTGCGCGACCCCCAGGCAGAAGCCGATGATATCATCGCACGTTGGATTGCGCTGCATCCTGAAGACGAACACATAGTGGTCAGTTCAGACACTGACTTTGTGCAACTGCTTGCGCCTAATGTGAAACAATTCAATGGCATCACGGATGAGCTATTGACACTGGAGGGTATCTTCGATGCCAAAGGTAACCCGGTCAATGATAAAAAAACTAAACAGCCAAAGACCATCCCGGATCCGGCCTGGCTGCTATTTGAGAAGTGCATGCGTGGGGACAGCTCAGACAATGTATTCAGTGCATATCCTGGAGTTCGTGAGAAAGGCACAAAGAATAAAGTTGGTCTCCGTGAGGCCTTTGCTGACAGAGAACGCAAAGGATATTCTTGGAACAATCTCATGCTTCAGCGTTGGACCGACCACAATGGTGAAGAACATCGCGTGATGGACGACTATGAACGCAATCGCACCTTGATCGATCTCACAGCACAACCCGATGAGATCAAGCATGTGGTAGATACAGCCATCCGCGAACAGATCAGCCACAAAGATGTGGGCCAAGTAGGCTCGCACTTTTTAAAGTTTTGTGGCAAGTACGAACTGAACAAACTCAGTGAATCAGCAGAAAGCATTGGACGCTGGTTGAACAAGACATATACAGGAGCCT